AAATAATATCATATAAAAAAAATAAAAAAGAAAGATGAGAAAGATATATTTTGAAAATAAATGGAAAAAACATATAGATATATACTATATATATTTAGAGGGTGATAATGTTATAGGTTCTTATATAGTAGAAATGAATAAAAATAATGTTATATTGAAAGATTTTTATATTCAACCGAATTATAGATTACAAAAATACTCTATTATTTTATTAAGAGAGTTTTTATTAAAGTATCAAAATATAGATAAATTAGTATGTGTTGAAAAGGATAATTGGTTTTTAAGTGTATATGAAAAATATGGGTTTGAATTTGATAGGTGGGCTTCGAATGATAATGGTGTGATGGATCAGAAAAAGTTATGGTTAAAAAAATCAAAAGATAATTAAAAATACTATATACAAAAAAAAACAGATAGATATGCCAGCAGGAAGACCGAAAAAATTAGGTGTAAGACAAGAGAAACTCAAAAAAGAAGAATTTCTAGAAGTACTAAGAATGAAATTAGGTATAATTTCAACAACATTAAAACAGGTGAACATAACCCGTTGGTACTATGATAGATGGATTAAAGAAGATTTAGATTTTAAAGAAAAAGTTGAAAACATAACAGAAACAACACTGGATTTTGTAGAAAGTAAATTATTTGATCTTATAAATCGAGGAGATAAAACCGCTATTATATTTTACTTAAAATGTAAGGGAAAAGATAGGGGTTATATTGAAAGACAATCCATAGAAAATATACATAAAAACGGAGATATAGAATTTTTCTTTGGTGGAGAAAAAGAAAATATAAAATGATAATAAATGGTCTTATATTACACAAAGGACAAGAGAGATTAAAAAATGAGATTATAAATAGTGATTGTAAATTTTATATTATCAACGCATCACGACAAAGTGGAAAAACAACATTACTGGAACAATTATTATTATATTATGCTTTAAATTTTGATAATCAAACTATTCTTTTTGTGGCCCCTATTTACTCTAATACAAAAAAATCATTTACAACTCTATTAAATAATTTACTTGAAAGTGGTGTTATAAAGGATTTTAGTAGGGCAGATCAACAGATTTTTTTTATAAATGGATCATCTATCCATTTCCGTTCAGCATCGAATTATGATAATATAAGGGGTGGGAGTTATGAATATGTTTTTATAGATGAGTTTGCTTTTATAAATCCCGATGCCTGGACCGAGGTTATAAGACAGACCATGGCGGTAAAGGGAAAGAAAGCATTTTTATCATCAACACCAAAAGGAAAAAATTTATTCTATGAATTAGCGATGCGAGGACAGAGTGAAGATCATAAATTATATAAGTATCTATATATGAATTATTTAGATAATCCTTTTTATGATTTACAGGAGATAGAAGATGCGAGGAATAATTTACCTGATAGTGTGTTCCGTCAGGAGTATTTAGCCGAATTTATTGATGATGGTGGTAGTGTATTTACAAATTTAAAATCTTTATCAATTATAGATAGGTGGGGTGAGCCAGATTTAAATACAAATTATTTCGCAGGTTTAGATTTAGGGAAACAGGTCGATTACACCGTACTAACAATTATGGACGAATACAATAATGTAGTTTTTATTTATAGAGATAATAATAAACCATGGAATATAATTGTGAATAATGTAGTTGAGATTCTAAGAAAATGGAAACCCTTATGTTTTATTGAAGTCAATAGTATAGGTGATCCTATATATGAGCAGATTAAAAAATTATATAAGGATGTTAGACCTTTTATAACAACAAGTAGGAGTAAGGAGGATATTATTGAAAATTTAATATATGCTTTCAATAAAGAGGATATAAAATTACCGAGTAGGGAATTATTTGAGTATTTATATAATGAATTAAGTATATTTACTTTTGAATATAATAGATCGACAAGGAATATAAAGTATAACGCCCCCCTGGGTTTTCATGATGATTGTGTAATGAGTTTAGCAATATGTTATTTTGCGAGGTTGAATATAAAAAAGAATAAAGTGCATTTATTTTAAAACTATATATATACACGTATAAAAAAAAACTGAAAATTTATGGCAAGGTTAAAAAAAGATAAATTGATTGAAGAATTGAAAAAATCGAATCAAGAAATAGATGAAAATATGACATATAATGAATTATATAAATTATATAATAATTCAAAAGATGAAGAATACGAAACATCAGAAGTGGATTTATCAGATGAAGAATCGATAGAAAATTTACCACCAAAAGAAAAAGATAAGAAATTGATAATAAGAAGTATTATTGAATTTTTACCAAGTATCGGCGGTAGAAAAAGAGGTAGAGGAACTTATGATGAAACAAAAAAAATGTTTGAATTACATAATGCTTATTTTCATACCTTAGATAGCCCGAATTGTGGTCCATGTATAGATAGAGTATATAATAGATTATTAAAAATTTATAATGAAAATAAATGATTACATTAAATTTAGAAAATAATAAATATAAATTACCAGAGAGTTTCTATGAAATGACTTTCGAGCAGTATGAAAAAATACAATTTTTGGATCATACAGAAGATTTCATAAAATATAGGATAAATATAATTCACGCTTTAACTGGAATACCGAAAGATGATCTATTGAGAATAAAGATAAGTGATTTGGACCAGGTTTTATCTAAATTAAATTATTTATTAGATGACACCAGTTTAAAATACTTAAATGAAATTGAAATTGAAGGGAAAAAATATAAATTTTGTGAAAATTTCAAAAATGAAAATTTCGCTTTTCTAATGGATATGGAAACTTGGACAAAAGATGAAACATCCGTGAAGAATAATTTATCATATATCATGGCATCGATTTATAGACCTATTGAAAATGGAAATATTAAAAATTATGAATTTAATAATATAAAAGAATTACATGAAAGAGTGGATTTATTTAAAAAACATATGAAGGCTATACATATATTAAGTGCTATGTTTTTTTTTACCGGTTTAAAAATAAAATCATTAGAGAAAATAAAGGACTATATATTAGTAGAGATGAAAAGTCGGTACAAGAAAAAAGATTATCAGAAGGTGATGAATTTATTAAAGACAAACAAGAATTATTCAGTGAAAAATGGGGTTGGTTCAAATTGATATATGATATAACAAATGGAGTACCGAGTGAAATGGAATTACTATATAATAAACCATATCAATATGTATTAAATTTTGTATCTTTTTCATTACAAAATAATAAGATGATAAATGCCAGATAATTTAGAATTAAAATTGAGAGTTGATGATGGACAATCAACAAAAACTTTATTAGGATTAGAAACAAAACTAACCTCTTTAAAACAAAAAATAAAAGAGGTTGGTATTGGTAGTAGTGAGTTTAAGAAACTTTCCACAGAGATAAGAAAAACTGAAAGTGAAGTTAAAAATCTAAATAAATCTTTTGAGGGGTTAGATAAGGAAGCGATGGCGGGTGAATTTGGAAAACTCGCAGGTGGTATTACTGCAGCATTTACAGGTATAGCAGCAATCGCAGGTGATGCGAATGAAGAGTTTGAAAAAACAATAGCCACCATCGCAAAAGGTATGGCCGTGGCACAGGGGTTTAAAGGTGCAGCCGAAGCGGTTATAGCGATTACTAAATTATGGAAAATAGCACAGGCAACATTAAATGCAGTGATGGCTGCTAATCCTATACTGGCAATCATTACAGCGATAGTGGCCCTTATAGCGATTATAGGTAGTTTAGTTTGGTGGTTAGGAAGTTTAGAAACACAAGAGGAAAAAAACATCAAAGCAAATGAATCGTGGAAAGAAAGTATAAAGGAAATAAATAAAATTACTGACGACTGGGTATATAATTTAAAATTGATTGGTTTAAAATATGATGAATTGACTGGTAAAATTGATAAAACAACCGCTGATCAAAAGAATATACAGGCGAAGGCTTATAAAGAAATGAGTGATCTTGGAGAAAAATATACACAAGATAGTATAAAAATCAAAGAAGAATATGATAAATGGTTAGAGGAAAATGAAGGAGCATCTTATGAAGTAAGAGCACAGAAATATAAAGAATACCAACAAATACAAAATAAATTAAGAAAAGATTATGAAAACACACATAAACTAATAGCAAAGACAGCAAATGAGGAAATTATAAATTTAGAAGAAGATAAAAATAAAGAAATTGAAGAAGATAATAAAAAATCACAAGAAAAAAGATTAAAAGATTTAGAGGATTTTAAGAAAAAAGAATTGGAAATTGTTAAAAGAGAAAGTAATTTAATTTTAAATGAAACAATAAGAAATACTGATAAGTATATAAATAATGAAGAAGGTAGAAAAAAAGCAATTTTAGATATAGCAAATGAAAGAATAAAAGGTTTGATGATAGAACAATCCCTGATGAACGAATTAGGAGAGGAAGGTTTAGAAAGATCAAAAGAGATTGATGATGAAATTAAACAAATAAAAGCAGATACAAACAAAGCAATTGATGAAAATGAACTAACATCATTACAATTTAGAAATGATTTAGAAATGAGATACTATGAATTGAGTATCAGAGGTTTAGAAAATTATGGAGAATTATGGTATGAAAAAAAGAAAGAGCAATTAGAAAATGAATTAGATTTGATTAAAGAAAAATATGGGGAGGAAAGTGATGAATACAAAGAACATTTATTAAAAATGGAAGAATTGAAAACCGAAGGTGATGAATATAAGAAAGAAAAAGATTTAGAAAATTGGGAAACAGAATATGAAAATACTATAAGTAGATATGAAAGTATTTTACATTTAGATAAAAAATTCTTTGACGATCAGCGAGATGCTTTAAAGGACGCATTGGATAAAAAACTAATTACAAATGAAGAATATTTAAAAAAGAAAAAGGAATTAGATGGATTAGAAATTGAAAGTGAAAGAGCAAAACTGGCGGCAGTTGCTGATGTTATGGGTCAATCATCGAAATTATTTGGAGAACACACCGCAGCACACAAAGTTTTAGCATCAACACAAGCTGCTATAAATACTTTTCTTTCAGCATCAAACGCTTATAATGCTCTTTCAGGAATACCAGTGGTGGGTCCTGTTCTCGCAGCAATAGCAGCAGCAACCGCCGTAGCATCAGGATTGGCTCAGGTGGCAAAGATAAACGCAGTTGATGTTCCTTCATATGGAAGGGGTGGTATATTACAAGGACCATCACACTCACAGGGTGGTATTTTAACAAATTATGGAGAATTGGAAGGAAATGAAGGAGTTATAAATTCAATAGCGATGAGTAATCCAGCGGGTGTAAATTTAGCAGCCGCTGCGAATAGAATTGGTGGTGGTGTAGATTTTTCACAAGGAGACGGCACTATTTCCTTATCCTCTGAAACTATATCACAAATAGTAAATGGATTTAATGATAAAGAAGTTTATGTGGTTGAGAGTGAAATTACAGGAAAACAAACTGAAGTTAGGGAAATTAAAGAAATTTCCACTTTATTTTAAAACTATATACAAAAAATAAGAATTATTTATGAAACTAATAAATTTAGTTATAGACGAAGAATTAGATTTTTCTAATGATGGAGTACATACTATATCCCTGGTAGAAAATCCAGCAATACAGGAAAAAGCATACTATTTTTCAAGTATAGATAAAAATGAAATAAAATTTAATGATGAAATGGGTTATATCATATCACCTATATTAATACCAGATAAAAAGATTTTAAGAGAAGATAATGGAGATTATTATGAAGTGGTTATGAATAAAGAAACCATAAGAAAGATAAGTGAGAGTTTTATGTTAAATGGATACATGAATAATTTTAATATTGAACATGGACAATATACATCAAAAGCAAAAATGATATATAATTGGATAGTTGATCATAAAGAAGATAAAATAAACACTTTATATGGTTATGATTTACCAGTAGGATCCTGGGTATGTATGATAAAATTATTAGATGATAAATTAAAAGATATGTTTAAATCAGGAACATTAAATGGATTAAGTATCGAGGGGTATTTTACTGAAAAAATACTAAATTCTATGGTGGAAAAAAACGAGAATAAAAATAAACTATATACAAAAAATAAACAAATGGAAATGACAAAATTATCACAAATGTTGAAAGATATTCAAAAATCATTACAATTAAAATATAATGAAGATTTGAAAAAGAAAGAAACTTTTGGAAATCAATTTTTAAATGATGGTGAAACTATGATATACTATGATGGAGAAACTATTGATTTAGGTACTGAATTACTTACATGGGATGAAGAAACAGAAACTTTTAATCCTTTACCATCAGGAGAATATATTTTAGAAAATGGAATAAAATTGATTGTAGATGAAAGTGGAATAGTACAGGAAATAGTTGAAGCAGAAGTAGAAGCAGAAGCAGAAGTGGAAGCAGAAGATGAAAACCCTGAAACTGAAACAGAAGGTGAAGTAGAATCAGTCGAAGATGAGATAGAAAATGTTGATAAATTTATTGATGAAATTAAAGAAGCAGTTGAACATATTAAAGAAATTGTGAAGGTCAATGATGAAAAGTTTTCTAAAAAGTTCGCAGAGATTGATAAAAAAATTGACGAGATTAAAAAATCACCCGCTGTTGAATTAAAAGAAGTTCCAAAAACTAAAATAGAAATTAGTTATTTGGATAGATTATGCAAAAATGTTAAATAAATTTTTAACATAAAAAAAAATGAAACAAAATGAGAGAATATAATTTTGATTTAATAGTTAGTGCTTTACCAGAATATAAAAACCAGAATACGGAATATATTAAGAAAGCAATTTTTGGAGCGAGAACTATATTAGGTCCATCTAAAAATGGAACTGATGGTGTAAGCATTCTAACAGGACAAAAACACGATTGTTATTTGAATAGAATTGAAAATAACATCTTTTTTCAAGATGGTTCTGATAATTGTGTAAGGAGTGTAAGTGGAAATACTACACACGATCAGGAAGAAGTAGAAGTTAAATCTATTAAAATTAGTGAAAATTTATGCCCTAAGATTTATTGGGATAAATGGCAATCACAATTGATGATAAGTGGAGCAATGGCAGGTTCAAGTCCAACTGATTTTCCTTTTAGTGATTTTATATATCAATATAAAATGGAAAGTATTCAGGCTGAAATTGAAAAACTTTTTTGGCAAGGTGATACTGCATCAGGATCAGGAAACCTGGCTTATGCTGATGGTTTAATTCAGTTTTTAAGTGGTAAAACCACTAACTATCAAGCATTACCATCAACAGGCACCACATCTTTAACAAATGTTATAGAAAGAGTAGATGATCTAATCGTAAATCAGTATGCTGCAACCGCTCATAGATCAGATAATACACTTTATATGAGTATTACAAACTTTTTAATCTTTATCCAAGCATTAAAAACTGCAAATTTATATCATTATAATCCAAATGATGAGATGAATTTAACTTATAGATATGGTAATGTTTTAGTGGTTGGTACTGATGGATTACAGGATGTGGATTCTATGTATTTATTCCCAAGAGTATATGCATATCTGGTGACTGATTTAATTGATGAGATGGATAATATGAGTATATTAGTAAATCCATTTGAAGAAAACAGAATTCAATTTGACGTTAGATTTAAATTTGGTGTAGGTTCTGGTGATCCAGCAGTCTTTACTCACAATAATTCAGCACTTTAATACTGAATAAAAAATAAAACAGATAAAAATGGCATGTATAAATATAAGTGGATATAATGATGTTTGTGATGAAAGTTATGGTGGTATAAAAAAAGTTGCCATCTTTGAACATAAAGGTTTAAAGTTTTCCGATGCGACTATCACATCAGGGCAGATTACAGAATTAGATTTGGAGGATGGATATAGTGGATATACCTATGACTTTTTAAAAGATAATTCTAATTTTACTGATGCGGATATTGGTGATGGAATTTTAGCAAGTGTAGCATCACAACCAACCATTACTTTAATGTTTAGGAAATGGTCTCAAACATTAAGAAATGAAGTAGAAGAATTGAAAAAGGGTTATTTAGCCGTAATCATCCAAGATAGAAATGATAATTATTGGTGTTTTGGAAAAGATGAAGGATTACAGGTTGTAGCAGGAACAGGGGCGCAATCAGGAAATCTTCATGAGGATTTAAATGGATACACCCTAACAATTCAAGGAAAAGAAAAAGCGAAGGCGTATGGTATTGATATAGGTGCGACTTCGGATGTGGATGATAAAATTTTAGCGCTTTTTGGTTTTTAATTTTCATAACATTATTTTTTTTTTTTATTATTAAGAGCCCTTTAATTAGGGCTCTTTTTTTTTAATAAAAAATGATTAAATTAAAATACTATATACAATCATAATATATACAAATTAGATACAAAAACAAACAATTTGATATGAGTATAAGGTTAGAATACAACAAATCATCAACACAAAGGTTCATTACAACATTATCAGAAAAAATGGAAGGTACAATATGTTCAGGTCAAACATATTATTTTATTTTTGAGAATAAACAAACAGATAATTTAATAGAGGTAGAATTATTAGATATATCATCTTATCCATGTAGATATAACATTTTTGATGTATATACAGATATAAATGGTACTCAATCAAATACAATTAAATTTACAGATCAGGGTTGGTTTAATTATGAAATATATTCTAATAGTGGAAAAACCACTCTTTTAGAAATAGGTGAGTGTTATATAAATAATCCTTCAAACCCCGATCATTCTTATTATGATATAGATATAAATAAAACAACATATTAAAAAATTAAAAAAAATTATGGATAAACAAATAAAAGATGATAAGTATAACTTTTCTATTATATCATCAAAAACTTTAAAAGATTATTTAGAAAGTATAAATGATAGTGAGAATTTTTTAATTCATCAAGAAAGAGGAAAGGATTGGATAAGTTTTGGAACAAGAAACAATGATTATCTATTATATGAATTAGATTTATATAGGAATTCAGGTTTTCATAAATCAATTATAAATACAAAAGTGAATATGATAGTTGGAGATGAGTTCGACCAAGTAGGAGAATGGAGTGAAAGGACTGAAAGTTTTTTAAATAATGTAAATCCATATGAAAATATGAGAGAACTATTTTATAAACTATCATTAGATTTTGAAGTATGTGGTATGTCTTATATTAAAATCGTGTGGAGTAGAGATGGAAAGTATATATCAAATTTATATCACACTGACGCAACAAAAATTCTATGGGAAAAGAAAGATGATAATGGTAATATAAATGGTTATTATTACTCTAATGATTGGAAAAATACAAGAAAAGATGAAAACAAACCAGTATATTATCCGATTTATAATCCTGATAATGTTATAAAAATTAAAGATGATAGAAAAGTTATAGTAGAACCTATACAAATTTTTCCTATCATTAAATATGATATAGGTATGGATTATTATACCTTACAATCATATATGTCATCTTCAAATTGGATTGAAATGGATATAGAGATAGGAAAGTTCCATCTTCAAAATCTTAAAAATGGTTTCGCCCCTATGTTATGGGTAGATTTTCCACAGGATCCACCAGGGGATGATGAAAGAAAATCTATTGAGAATAAAATAATAAGTAAATTTTCAGGCACAGAAGGACAAAAACTAATCACAACATATCATCCAGCAGGTGATGAAAATAAACCAGAGATTACTATATTTCCAACATCAGATTTAGATAAACAATATAAAGAATTAAATGAAAATGTATTACAACATATTTTATCATCACATCAGGTGACTAATGAAAATTTAGTAGGTATATCAACCCCTGGTAAATTATCAAATGATAATGAATATATATCTTCTTATAAAATCTATCTTAGTTCAGTTGTTAAAAAAGAGCAAGAAATTTTATTAGCAGGTTTAAATAAGATTTTATCTTATAACGGCATGAATGATATAAGAATCACAAATAATATTCCTATTGATAAAGATTTAGGTGAGAATGTATTAAAAGAAATTTTAACAATAAATGAATTGAGAGATCTGGCTGGTTTTTCAAAAGAACCAGATGAAAATGAATATGTAGATTATTCTGGATGTGAGGTAGATTATGATGGGAAAAAATATACTATGAGTTCCGAGCATATAAACAGAAAATTCGGTATGCCATCAGGAAAAGATAATATATTATATATATGGAAAACAAATAATAATGATAAAGCGTGTCCGATATGTAAATCTTTTAATAATCAAATAAAAACATTAAAAGAATGGAAAGATACTGCTATACCTGGATTAAAAGCACCTAATGGTATATATAATAATGGATATGATTATGGAACATATTGTACTGATAAGTGTAAATGTTCTTTGGTAAAAATAAATTAGAAAAATTATGGCAAAAAATATAGTATATTTTCTTACAATAGATGTATTGAAAAAAAATACAATTATAGATAATAACATTGAGCAGCGTTTAATATATCCCGCTTTATATGAGGCACAGGAGATAGAATTACAGGAAATTTTAGGTACAGATTTATATGTATCATTACAAAATAAGATAAGTGGATCAACATTATCAGGAGATTATAAAACTTTGGTTGATAATTATATTTTTGATTTTCTATTGAATACAACTATGGTTAGATTATTACCTAATATATCGACAAAAATTAAAAACTCTGGTTTCGTACAAGAAACAGGGCAACAATCCTCTTATGGAGCAGATAAGTTTTATTATAATGAAATGAAAAATAAATATAGAGATTTAAGTGAGCATTATTCTAATTTATTAAAAAAACATCTATATAATAATTCATCAAAATATAGTGAATATACCAGTACAACATGTGATAAAATAACACCAAATAGAAATGATAGTTATTTTTCAGGTATGGTATTATAAAAAAAGAATATACTTATGGATCTTTTAATTTTTATTTTAATATGTTATGGTTTAACTAATATAATTGTAAATGAAGTGATTTTTATGAAATTGATAGATAAATTGAAAAGATTTACCTTCATTTATAATCTTTTAACATGTCCAGTTTGTTTGGGGTTTTGGTTAGGTATGTTGTTTTTTATAATTTTACAACCTTTTTCCTATACTTTTATTGTTTTTGATATGATTATGGGTGGATTTTTAATTAGTGGAGTGAATAATATAATAGAATTGATAAAAAATAGAATAAATTATGGCGAATAAAACATTTTTACAAGTTATAGATACATTAGAACAGGTAGTTTTAACAGGAACATCATATTTTAATGATTTTGGTTGGGGTAATATATGGGATTTGAGTAGAAAAAGTGAAGTTTCTTATCCTCTATTTTGGATAGATGATACTATCAATCCTCATATTTATAAAAATGGTATATTTATTTATAAATTTGACTTATGGTTTTGTGATAAAAGACTAACAGATGGATCAAATGATAAAGAAATTTTCAGTAATTTAGATGCGGCTGCGATCGATATGGTAAATGCACTGAAAAATAAAGATGATGATTATGGATTTTTCTTTTCTAAAAACCTAACCGAACAAATAAATTTACAACATTACCCATCAATCTTTAATGATAAAGTAAATGGTGTTAAGATGACGGTAGAATTGAAAGTACCTGATAAAGGATCTATATGTGAGAATATATTTTCAACCATTAGAGCAAATACAGGTTGTTATACATCACCTATTACTATTGGTGGAACATCAGG